CATCTTCTGAAGCTTCTGGCTCAGCTTGTTTTTCATCTTCAACACCAGGCATTTGATCAAAACCATCAAGAGTCTGGATGCGATCAATGACTGTATCAGAAATGCCTGCTAATAGTTCTTCTGTCTTATAAATCAATTCAGTTGATGGTTCCTCAGCACTTAACGAAGTAACCATTTGATCGATATCTTGAACTAGTTGTTCATGTCCATCTATGTGCTTTAACACATCTTTAATAACTTTCAGTGAGACTAAATATGCCTTAGCACGTTGAGAATTTATATCTCCACTCTCTTTAAATAGTTCCTCTAAGAATAGATCATAATCTGACCCAAAGTCTTTAGATTCGGACATTGACTTGACGCGAGTAAGCCAATCAGCATTTTGTGCTTTCTGCGCAGTCTTAGTCCAACATTCAACTATGGAATCTTTGTTGACCTTTAAATTAGTCTTATATATTAGAGTTGTAACATCTTCAATTAAAAACGAATTAAATTCCAATTGTGTGGCAAGAGTGGCTTCAACTAATTTATTCATTGCCTCACGATTCAATAGGCAGAACTCTTGCTCTTCTTTCAAAAATTTAGCAGCCATTTCAACAGCTTCCGCTACTTTTTGCTGACTAACTAAACCAGCAATATTCACAACTAATTTTTGGAAACTAGGTGAATTATATGCTTCTACAGCCACATTACGCATATGACGAGCAACAATTCTACGACGAGCTAATTCATCAATAGGAATAACAAATTTATCACCTGTTTCTAAGAATGTACCACGTACTATACGACCTTCAGATAATTCTACAGAATCAGAAACTGCATCAGCAAAAGCTTTTGCAATTCTCTGCATCAAATCACTGTCAACTTGAGGAAGGTTATCACTAACATTAACAAATCTAGCTTCACCGTCGCGAGTAGTAACCCATCCACTTTCTGGGATAACTTTACTGCGGAAACGTTGAGATTCTATCTTTGCAAATGTCTTTTCAGCAGTTTTGAAATCTGATTCCGAAATAGATTCAACTAATTCAGAACAATTCTTATCAAATAGATCTGCTTTCTTCTCTTCAACGACTTTTATATACTTTATATTTTCAACAATATAACGCACTCCATCTTTCTTAATGTCACCAGCATAATAATCATGTGTATTGACATCTTCAAACATTAAGCTAGTTGGATGAAGCGCAACTAATTTGAGTGAACGTTTAGTCTCTTGCCCGAGACGCTTTACGATATTCTCAAAAAATACCACTTTACTTTGTGCTGAATTATTTATAGCACGCAGAAAATTCCTAGCATCCATATTGATCGATGTAGGAATTGGCTTCTGATTTGTGCCCATCAATAGACTCCTTTAAATTTGTTAATTCAAGATTATCTTTGTCCCGAAATTATTCAGGAATGTCATCAACAGTGATATCCTCTAAAATTACTGGCTGAGACTCCTGCTTAATAATAATTTTAGCATCTTCTATTGCACTTTTTACATCTTCCTCTTTTAATACACGCTTCACAAGTTTATCACCAGAAAATGGCAACTCATCAAATTCACCAACGGCCATCAAATAATCAAAAGCACTATTATAGTCTACTTTACGCTTCTTAAATTGATTATGAAATTCCATTAAAACTTGTTTTTCTTTATCAAGATTATAACCTTCCAATGGAGGTTCTAATGGTGCCGTATCTAATCCTTCAGTTTCACCAGGCATAGGCATATCAGTTAATTCAGCTCCTTCACCTTCTCCTGGAATTAAATCAGGCATTTCAGGCATTCCAGGCTTAGGAAGTGAACCACCTAATTTAGGAAGCCCACCACCTCCAGGGCTAGTTTCTTTCTCTTGTTGTTTTTCTTTTTCATCTCTCATTTGTTGAATTTCATCTTCAGTCATTGTACTAAAATGTTCCAGTATCCACTTATCAGTGAATAGCTCAGTATTCTTAAGAGAATCAATAACATCGGCACGAGATGCCCAAGTCTCAATCCTATACAATTCATCAATAGCAGATGAAGCAGTCATAAATAAATCAAATGAACGAATTTCATCAGCAGAAAAACCACGTAAAGCTAAATGAGTTATAGCAACTTTCTTTAACCCGATGGCAATTTCTCGTTGAATCCATTGAACAGATTTAGCAAATTCTGGCGCTACCTTTGAAAGTGGCTCGGAATCTCCATCGGACGGTTCTCCGATACCAACTCTAGAAAATGGAATTTTCAAAGCCGAAACCATTTTCTTTTTAAAATATTCAATATCTGCTATTTGATCAAGATTTTCTGCACCAGGCAAAGTGTCTATTTCGGGACCAGTCCCATCAGCTCTTCTTGGAAGGAATATGTAATCATTCTGAATTAATGGTTGATATCTTTCAGACACATCACCAGAAGCTGGATCGAAAATTTTACGCTTCTTAAATTCACGAGCGATTAATTGCAAATATTGTGGAACTTCTTTGGGAGGAATATTTCCTACTGGGATTTTGAAGATTAACTTCTCCGATGCACGTTCTAAACGATAAACTAATGCTGCATCTTCCATTAATCTTAATTGTTTAAATGTCTTACGTGTACCATCAAGAATACTATTATGAACTACTATACCATCAGCAATAAAATTCGAAGCTTCATGGGCAACCTGGATATCAGCCGTATTAGCACGACCATCATTAGCTATAGAAATAATCGGCTCGAATATGGTATCAGTACCAAATCTCTTCGATTCTTCAATACGAATATCGTAACCATGACAACCATTTCTTTGAACATGTTTGCCAGCTGACTTGAAAATGTCAGATTTATAAAAATATAACAACCATGAACCACTGCGCTCATATTCTTTACTATGGAATATCACTTTACCATTACGCTTGCGTTTTTGAATATGACTACATTTCCAACCAATAAGATGTAATAAGAACTTCACATCTTTAATTAATTCATGATTGGAAAGTTCAATCTGATATCGATCGCAATTCCATCTATCTGTATTGATAGACCCATTAGCGTCAACTAATCCCTCAATAAAAGCAATTTGTACTGATTTTGGACTTGCAAAAACCCATTGAGGAATTCTCTTATTATGAGATCCTTGAATGAAACCACATTTAGATTCTAAGAAATTAGCAAAATCTTTAGAATAAGTATGAGTTGCATCTTCTGTTAAAACACTTAATGATCCAACTTTTTTATAAGAAACAACCTTATTAGGACTATATTCAGCTAATAACGATTTATAATATTCATTTTGAATATCATCTACGCCATTTGCAAATTCTACGCCTTTATTATTTCCATAAGCTCTCTTAATCCATCCATCACCAATTAGAAACCCAAATAACTTGGCGAATTGCTCATCAGCTTTTATAACATTACCTTTAATATCTCCCAATACTTGATAATCATGTTTTTCTAATGGTCTTGGAATAACTAATTCATCACCTGCTTTCAATTCATCAGCACGCTTATAAACAAGATCTGCAAACCACTTACGACCACCGACTTTGGATGGTTTCTTAGTCCATTCACGAACTAGTACTGGATGGTTGGGGCTACAATGATTAGAATAGTGTCGTGTCTTGATCTCTAAAATATCCTTCTCACCACTATGGCAAGCAGCAACAACTTTACTGACAACTAGTTTATTATTACGGTCATAGACATAAACGTCATCACCAGATTTAAAATTCTCAATATTCTTATATCCATTGGGGGTAAGAATTTTAGTACCAAACCCAGCGCACCTCCCATATGGATTATATAAAGATTCATAACTAGTTAATCTTAAATGTAGAACTTGCCATGGATGCAAGAATGTTGGTTGACTAGCCATTTCATCTTGATAAAAGAAACCAACTAAATCACCATATTTAGTTTCTACACGCGTAAAATTATAAATGTTCATATGTCGCAATGATGCTATACCATTACGATTTTGAGTTGGAACAATTTCTGCTGGAAAATCTCCATATTTGCATAAATAACGGATCATAGGCCGAAGCATATTATCAATCATTAATGTGTTATAAAACAGATCTTCTAATTCTGTTTTAACTCGTAATGATTTAGCTTTAATCATTATGCTATGTCTATATTCAGGATCTATCAAACTAGCATAATCAGCATACATATCAAGTGCCGCAGTTATTTCCCCTACATTATCCTCCATGTCAAAATCCTTATAGCGTTCTAGGCGATTGATCTGTAAATTAGTTTGTTCTAACAAGCTAGCATGGCTACTATAATTTACAAATTCCCCACCAGCCGAAATCCGCGCTAAGGATGATTGATCCTGGAAAAGATTTTCAGATCTATATATGTTAGTAGCTTTAAAGAAAGCAGCTAACCTATCAAATAGTTGCCAAGACATATTTTATGACTCCTCCCTTACTTTATTATTCTCTACTCTATTACTCTGAGTAAGGGCTTTCTCGGTGCTGAAAGCAGAACCCCGAAGGCTTCGTCCAAGCCTTAAAATAAGACGATATTTAAAAGCACGATGCATTAATTATTCCTCTAATTTTATATATACTTTATTTATATTTGAAAATTATTTCTTCTTACGAATGATGTGATTTTTAATATTAACAACATTAGATTTCGGTAATGATACCAACTGCTTAGTAAATTTAGAAATTTCTTGACTTATTGTGGGAGATGAATTTATATCAAGAGGAATAGCTGTTGGTAATAATAAATTATTATCAGTCATCATCTTCTGCAATTTTTGCTGTACTACCACAGGATTATGTAATGCAGGATTTATAGATCCTTGAACAGGTTTTAATGCAGTATTATCAATTGACACTGCTTGATTCATACCTATTAATGCCAATGCAAATGACATTACTAAATCGTCAGTATTACCTTTACCAGGTTCAGCTCCAGTGCGACCACCTCTTAAATGCACATAAATAGTAAATTCCTTATATAACCTAGGAGATCTTATTGTAATTCCTTCTTCACCTATATGATCTATTAAGACCTTATTTAATAATGGCTTAGTAGTAACACTAGTATTAAATCCAACATCACCATATTTAGATTCCTTATTATACATATTCTTCTTAGGCCGACGATATAAATTTTGATATAATAACATTTCAGCAAGATCTTGACATATTGTAGAACCAATACCAGTGCGTTCTACTACCATAAAAGCATTATTATACCATCTAGCAATATAATCAGCCATCATAGACAAAGTACGAGGTAATGTGCGAATTTGTAATTCCGCTACTTGCTCTTGAGTAGAAATATCAATTACTTGAATAGCAGAAAAATCATTCCCATCACCTGAACTAGTATCAACACCAACTGAATATATATGTGAATCGTCGCCTTGTTTATTAGAACCATGATATGGTGTTTTCCATATCCACAATTTATCCTCAAAATTTAGTATTGATGGTTCATCCGTTGTTGGATTGACATAATCAACTTCAGCAATTGTTCTATATTCTTTACTGGATTCTTGTATGTTGTTTTGAATATGAACTAATGCAGGACGACCCAAGACAGTATTTCCTGATCCAATAAATTGAGCCAATACTTCTTGATAAAATTTCCTAGGATCTCCTTTTTGTGTCAAATTTCGATATTGCTCCTCGAGCCATGGACTCCAATATTGTCCATATTTATCAATCTCCTCTTGAACTTCACACTTACGCATACTATCAGTAGGCGCTATTATAGTGTTTTTACCAGATAATTCATCAACGAATGAGAGTTTCCAATCCATATCCCACCAATTTATTACAATTGGCTTGAAATCATTCAATCCAGCTTCCGCATCAGTCCATGTTTGCCAATACCAAGTTCCAACACCTGAGACAGTACTAATAACTATAACTGAACCTCCATGAGAGATAGTAGACCAACCTCCAGACCACATGATATCCATTTCAGGACAAAAGGCAGCCTCATCAATGATGTTTAATGATGCGGCTTGTGATCTTAATGTATCCTTAGAAGATGTTAAACTTTTAATGCGAGAATTATTAGCAAATACTATCTCATGCTCATTGCTTGACGTAAGTGGCCATAAATTTTGCATCCACTCTGGAAGATTATTATAAATTGTCTTAACATTCTTATTCAGAAATTCCTTACTATCATCATCACGCTTCGACACAATTAAAATATTCTTATTGCTTGAAAACATAGCATACCAAAGTGCAAAACCACCTGATATGGTGGACACGCCGCAATTATGAGTAACAAAACCATTAGCAACCATACAATGTGTATTATCAACAGTAATGTCAAACACACAATGTTTACCAGCTGGCTCAATTTTTTTAATTAAACCAAATTTATTACTAACTTCAGATAATTCATCACCAAACGGCATTGTGAATGAATCAACTTTAATTTTAAGTTCATCAGCTCTGACCCATTTATCATTAATTAAAAATTTATGATCAGGTGTACAAATAATATCTTTATTTTCTGTACTTATTTTAATACATTCACGTATACCAGTTTCGAAATGGTTACTAACTGCAGATTCAACAACTTTGCCATCTTTATATGAATAGATTATATCTCCTATTTTAAGATCTTCAATCTTTTTAGGACCATTTGGAGTATAAATTATCGTGCCTTCTGCTAAACACTGTCTTGTTTTCTTAAAGATTGTAAATCTATTCTTTAAAAATTCCTTTAAGCATTTCTGCTGATATGAAAACAATTTAAAAGGGATTATACCTAATTTAGGATGGTTAATTTTAGCAAATGTGTCAAGAAAATATGATGGACTTCCTTGACATCGTCTAAGGATCTTCTTCGCTACTTCATCTAAAGCCATGTTTATTTTTCATCCGGAAATCTGGGAACATCCAACAATGCTTTAAGATCTGCTGGTGATGTATTAACTGAAGCTGTAAAAATTTGAGTATTCTTACCAGCAGATAATAATTTTGCAAGAGAATCAAGCAATTTAACTACATTACCGCTAGTCTCAGTTTTCACCCGTAAAGCAGACACTAACATTTCTACATACACTCTTGGTACTTTAGGACCCATTTGAACTATTGAATCTAAATGTTTAATTGTATCTTCAATCTGATCACGATCTGAATTATAATTTGTCAATATAACATCAGCTATTTGCTTAAATCTAGAAACCAATTGCTGTACTTCATCTTTTTGTTCTTCCAAATTTTGATCTGCTGGATTCTCTAATTCATTTTGAACAGAATCTAATGAAGCATTGATATCAGGTTCAAAAGGCAAATTTGTATCAGCATTTATGTCCATATGTATCCCAATTTATGTTATTCTTTTTTGAGTAATCTTTAATATCGTTTATTTTATGTATCTCATTATTTGACACAAAATCTAGAATATCTAACTCATGTATAATGCCACCGAAAAAAGAATGAGTATTACCTTCCCACTCATCTTTATCATGCATCTCCACTACCTCTTGATTAGAAATTCGCTCTGGCCATCTAAAAATTGAACTACATGGGTTATGCTTATTATGCGGTCTACCATTCCATGTCACTCCAGAAGTATCTGGCAATAATTCATCATTAATATAAAATGCATTATCACCAGCAAATCGACCTCTAAATTTAACTAATTGTAATGGCCATCCACGATATTCAAACCAATCACCGATCTTTAATACTTGACCATTTAATAAATCTATAGATTGATTATCCTCATTAAGTACTTTAATTATCATTTCTTTAACTTCATATAACCAATCAAAATTTAAATTCAATTTCTTGCCATTAAGAAGTAGATTACCATTTTCACATGTTAGACCATCATGTTCTAAAATAGTTGTTCCATCTGTAACACCATTTTCTAATTTATTCCATTTTGCCAATGACATCGATAATAGAGCGCAAATCGATTCATATAACAAATTCTTATCAATATTCCTAATAGATTCAACTTCAACTTTCTTACCATTATTATCTATTATAAATTTAGAAACTTCTTCAGATTCCGGTTTGGGTTGATGTCTTGAATCTCGTCTCATATGTGCTTGAACTTTACGGGTAGGATTAGATTTACGATAACGATCACTCCCATGCATATGACGACGTGAACGAGGTGTTTTATGTTTACGAATAGCTCGTGATATTGAATTGTCATGAGAAAGAGGGGAAATACCTTCATTTATTGATTTAGTTAACTGGGCCCCAGACTTTACTAAATCATTAAACAATTTATCAGCAGTTTGAATAAACCAAAGTTCAGCCTTATACCATTCATCTTGATCGTGTAATTCTGTTGGAATCGTTATTTTATAATCACTAACTATAATTTCATCACTAGGATAATCGTATTTAAAACTAGTATAAGTTGTATTTTTATTTATATCAGTCCATTTTAAAATCAATTCTTGATCATCAACACGAAATTCATTTGGTCTAGTAGGCTCTTTAATTGGTTCATTAAGATAAGTTTCTAACCACATTAATTTAGGGCGTATATTGTAAGTAGGATTAGCACGGGCCAAATTTGGCATATCTAAATAATATGAAACATTCTTCCCATCTACTTCAACATGCATAATAGCACCAAAACAATCAATTATAGCCGTTTTAACAGCCCCCTTCATAACCATATAATTATATGAATCATCTCTTAACAAAAAAGAAATTGCTTTTTCTCTATTATATGGTTGTAACTTAGATTGTATTGATTTCAAACTTGATGGTGAAGGAAGTAAACCTTGAGGTAACAATGCCATTTCCATATCAATTGATTCCACTATCAAACTCCGATTTATATTTTCAAGAATTTCAGCACCTTTAGAAATTTCTTGCATAAAATCTTTGTCAGCTTCTTCTATAGATAATCTCCTGAAAGAATTTTCTTCCTCCCATTCATCCTTATCATGTAACTCAGTCGGTTCATGAATCTTAGGATAAAATTTTATTGCTACTAATGAATGATAACTAAATATATATATCTTAGAACCATTAGAAACATGAAGTACAATTTCTTGTCCAATGGTTCTAAAATCACTCGGCCTTTGTGGCTTTTTTATCGGTTCATTAAGATATTGTTCTATTCTAGGTAGAAATTCTTCTAAATCTCTATAAGCATGAAGATCCTTATTCCAAACATTATCATATCCCCATGCTATCCAATTATCATTATTATCATAAACATTAACATTAATATATGGTGAAATATGATGCTCTAACCAAACATTTTTAAACCTACCTCTAATCTTAACAATTCTATCTTTATCATCGCGTAATGTTGTTAACCCACTATAAGTTAACCATTCAATTGCTTTCTGTCTATCGTATGGTTGGAATACTTCATGCAGATCCTCATAACGCCAAATATCAACAAGAGACATTTCTAAATCAGATGTCGATTCCTGAAGCAATTTATTTTCAATCTTTGATGATATATTAGGCATTGAATATAGTATCTTCGCCTAATTATTTAATCAGTGCACGAGCTATATTATCCATCTTCCTCCATATCATCATCAGACTCTTCATCATACCTAGGATTGCCAGTAGATTTAGAATGACGAATCTGATTAAGAGGAGAGTCAGTAAATTCAAAACTTCGTAATCTAACTTGTTTCAAAAACGCTATCACTTTCTGTCTAGACAATTTGCTAATTTTAACAAGTTTACCAATTAAACCATCATATGGTTTTTCATCATTCTGATATAATTGTTCTAACGCACCAACTATCGCCAATGCATCTGGATCATATTTAGCTATCTCTTTAGCTTCATTTACAAATCTTTCAAACATTGCGCTGTTAGGTCGATGTTTATTGGAAAGGTGGCCTTTATACGATCCATAATTTTTCTTATCTCGCATTTCACGTTTAATGTGAGCTAGAATGACAGTTCGAGTTACTTGTGAATTATGAGATATAATACCATTAGCAATATAAGAATGATCTAATGAATCAACAGAAATCTCACAAACAACACTCTTATCATTTTTAATCTTATTAACCGGCAACCATATGACATTATCAGAAATAGCGACGCGTTCATCTAAACGTTCTCTTACAAACTTATAATCGAGATTATCATGGTCAACCTTTGATTCTATAATCGGAAAATCTCTTTGTATGCGCCATAAAGCATTATAATTATTACCTAGATCATATTGCAATTTGCCATTAAGTTTGCATGTGCGTGCCAGTCTATACATATGATCCGAAACGCCATACATACGTCCTTCAGTTTGATTGCGTCTAATAATTTTACTGACATATCCAATACGATCATCAACAAAAACTCTTGATATAATACCAAAATTTAATAATAACATGCGAACTTGATCGAATAATAATTTTGAAGAAGATGAAAAAATATTATAATTGTTAGAACTAAAAATTCCACGTAATAATGAAGCCAATATGGGTTTAGAACACTTTAATAGTCTAGATGGAATAAATTTAGTTTGAGCAGTAAGTTTTTCTGGAAATCCCAACGCCAATAAAAATTCTTTAAACCTTTTTATACATGTATAAAGTTTATTATTGCGTTTATCATAATTAAAAACAATTCCTGATTTATTGTTCAATACTGATTCACAAACTTGTATACCACTATTATAGATACATACCGCATTTGTATCAAATGCACCCTCTGATATAAACAAACCAATAATATATGCCAATTCTTCAGTTAATATAGTAGGAGGATGCCATTTATCCCTAACTTTAGAATTTAGCTTAATATCACTAATATCATCATTATTGACAAAATATTGTTGATTATATTGAATACCTACCAAATCACCATTTTTAAGATCACCAGCAGCCATCCAATGTGGGCCAGTTGACGATAATGTTAAAATATTATGCTCTCTAGTACATTTAATATTATATCCTAATGAAGTAGTAATATCCACTACATCTTGTGGAGCTTTTATTTTGGTTGCTTCTACGTTATGCAACCCACCAATACCATAAGCCTGTCCAAATATATTAGATTCTAATGCAGAAGCAGTAACATTTCCCATTCGTTCAATGCCATTATTGGTCATGAGCATAGTATCAGGACTAACACACCACATATTAAATACTTTAGTATGACCAGGTTTCCAATCAAACTTGTACAATGACTTTTCCAATTGACAGTAAGCTATCTGCATTAAATCCCCAAAACTAGCTGGGTCGTGTCCTGGATATATGCTGTGCAAATTATGGGTGCGAATAACTTGTCTAATCAATTCTGTGGCATGAGACATTATCTCATCTCTCAATTTTACATCTACACATCCACCTTGAACATATTTAGTTAATAATGCTTCTACCACACTATTCTTAAAATAATAACTTTTCTCTTGTTGTTCAACACCTTCCTTAGATGGTAAGGTTGTAGGCTCTTTTTTAATCTTTTTCATGTTAAGGATTACAATTATATACTGACAAATGCCTGAAATTCAGTATTAATTTCCAATTACTTTGGTTTTCTAAATTTAGATTTTACAAATTGTTCGCCATCTACTATTTTATCACTAAATATAACTGATGATTTATACCCCATACTAACTACAGCTTTTAATTGCTCTTTACCATGCTTATATAAATAGTAACTATTCATGAACAAAAATCCAAACACCCTAGCATATCCTTTATCATTTAATCTTAAACTTCTTCCTATCGATTGCTCCAAATTAGACCACAATTGACCTCCACCACACAATATTAAATTATTCATCCCATGACATACGTCTAAGCCCCTTTTGAGTATCTTGCCCCCTATCAAGCATTTCAATTCTTTAGCTTCAAACATTTTCAAATATTTTCTGCGCATTGTCTTAGTAGTCTTACCATAAATGAATTTAGATCCTGGGATTGCTTTTTCTAATGCAAACCCTAAATCTTCAACATTACACGTATCAACCAATATTAACGTACTTTCATCATAAAAATTATTAACAATCTTCGATATTAAATTATGAAAATCTATATTATCTATAAGTTGTTCACGCTCAGCAATATCGAATGCAGTCTTATCACTTTTAGAACCATCCTCACCAACTACAATCATATTGAATTTAATAGGAATAATTCGACCTAATTTTTCTAATTCACGTCTATCAGATTCAAAGATTACTGATCCTAAATGTTCTTTAAGAATTAAATTTTCAACCGGTTTACGAACATCAAATGGAGTAGCAGTAAATCCATAAAGCCTTCTACCATTATAAAAATATTTAAATAAATTTCGATAGTTAGCAGCACTGGCCTTGTCACAATTATGAACCAATAACCCATTCGCCTCAAATAAATGAACATTATCAACAGAAAAGTCAATTAACCTACACACATCACCTTCATTAACAGAACGCACACTTTCAATAGAATATGAATTCAAATTATCAATTTCAATACTTTTAAGTTTTGATATCATGTTGCATGCTAACAATAAATCACCAACTTTAAGGTCTGATGCATATTTATCAACACGCTTACCATCCACGAATGTAACAATTTTATGATTTCTAGAACATTGTAAAGTTCTATAAGTATTAGTGGTAATAATCAATGATTTATCATGTTTATCAGACCAACCAGTTATTGGATAATATTGATTATTTACTCTAGCTTGTATATGATCGTTATTTTTTAATCTCTCAACCAATTCTTTAGCGGTAATTAAACCCTTATCCGTAGATATGCGTGACATTTCATGTACACATTCATCAACCAACAACAAATCAGTTTTTTTCACTATTGCTTGAAATTGACGCGCGTGCTTTAATCGTGAAGCATACATCGTAGGATTCTTCAATCTTAATGAATCAGGAGGTGTACTCAATGATTGAATAGATCCCACTATTACTTTTTGACCATTTGGACGTTCTCCTCCATAAAACATTCCAACATCGAATATATCTAATAATTGAAGACGCTCTTTCAATTGTTCAATAACAATTCTCTGCTCAGCAATTACAACAGTTAGACAATTAAATAATTTAACTATACCCGTCAACATAACACTCTTCCCACTACCAGTAATAGATTTAATTATTCCAACTTCATTTTCAGTAGTTTTCTTGATTGCATCAATTTGATATTGTTCAAGAATTATTCCAGGCAACCAATCTGGACCAACTTGATTTGGATCTGGAACATTGACTTTAGGACGAGTATCACTAATTTCTAATGGAATATCATTATCATTACAAAATTTAATCAATTCTTGAAGTAATGGACGTGCTAACCTTTTACGTTTCGCATCATATTTACGATAATAACCATCCCACGATTGTTGAGAAGTATCAATAAAATATGATCTTGGATGTCTAACACTAAAATGATCAATAAGTTTAGGTTCAATACCTAATGTAACTTGATCAAGATATACCCAATGATTATCAATCAGACGAGCTAACATAAGTCTATACTTAAATATAATTTAGAATTCATATTACTAAAATACATATGTATAATTTAGATAAATTTTGGACGGCAGCAAAAACACGAAATTATAAAAAATTATTCCAATCATTGAATGTCCATCCATTTAGTGCAAAATGTCAAGAATTCCTAAGTCAATATTGTAAAACTATTGGATTCAATAAATATAATAAATTCTGCCAAATTCTACTTCAAAATAAATTAATTAATTTAGCTATATTGGCATACATAATGCTTGGTCATCGCAGTTATGATAAAAATGAAATCAAAACAATGAGGAAAGCATACACCAAAGCAATTAAACTAGCACGAGATAGAAAAAATGCACAAGAATGGTTATATGCCGCATATTATTATTGGGCCAAACACGATCCAGACATAAATATCAAATTAGAATGTGTTCGAAATTCTATTTTAATACCAGATTTCAGCGGTTTCTGCGAAGAATTAGTAAATTCTAAATATAAACGAGCATTAGCATGGCTTATGACATTTGGTGGACCCGAAGATCAATATGTTATTTTGCGTGGGTTAAAATCTCTAAATAGAATGTGTGAATTAGGTAAGATATCATCTAAAAAGTACAAATTATTCCTAAAATCTAGAGATAAATTAAAAACTTGGTTTGATCAGGATACTAATCCTTAGTAAAATAAGTTTCTTTGCCCATTAAACAATTTATTTGCCATTTGGAACTGACTTTTCCTTCTGCTCCACACGCTGCTTGGCCCAATCGCTATCCATCTGCATGTGACATTTCACATCCCAATCCTTTGGAACACGAAATGCATTACCTTTAATTTGCGCTTTATTAGTTTTAATCTTATTTCGTTTCATATACTTATTGTCAATAATTTATTTGCAATTTGTCGTTCAATATTAAATATTGAAATAAATGCTAACACTTGTGCCAATTTAAATTTACAATTATACCGGTCATTATATTTTAACATTCTCTGTGCTGTACGATTAGGATATATTATATGATTTAAATACAATTCAGAAATTCCTGTATCAAATGCCTCTTGCGCTGCTTCAGTTATATATACACCATTTCGATTTAACGTACACATTACATATGATATATCATGTAATTCCATAGGATTATTAAAATACCAACAAACATCAATTTTCCTATTAAATCCAACTAAATTAGCAGCTTCTACGTAAGAATTATCATTATTAAAATAAAAATCAATATCGCGTATTGGTTTATTATTTAATAATGATAATGCTGCACCTCCACTAATTATACCACCTAGATCAAACAATTTCGATATTAAAGTCTCTAATGGGAATGATATTTTATCTGGCGTTATTAACGATTTTAATTTTAAAACTTTATTAGCAGTTTCTTGTCTGAGTTTGGAAATATATCCAATCTTCAAATCGAAACATTGAGAATTCATTTTTCATCAACATCAAAATCTAAATTATCTTCAAAATCTTCACGATCTATATCTACATCCAAATCATCACCCCAAGGTACATTCAAATCGTTATCTGTACCAGCAACAATTTCTTCACCAGATTCATCGCGATTATGTCGGCAAAAAGCTTGCGCTACTTCATTCCAGCTAGTCATAATCTCATGTTTGGCATATTCAATAACTTGTATAGTAATTCTAGGATCATTTTGAAGTTTCACAAAATCATCAAGATATTGTATAGCTTCATCTTGATTCATTGTTGAACAATCGATATCACGGAACGTTTGTGATAATAATTGTGAAGCACTATATGCATCACCCCACACATCATGATCATGTATTCCTTGATCATCTTCATTCAATAATTCTGCAATTCTTTTAATAATATCTTCATTTACCATAATATATATTTTACGGAGAACACCCTCCCAATGATGATCCACATGCATTACATAATTCACATGGGAACTTCTGTAAATCACTAGATCCACATTTGGGACAACCCCTGCCCTTTTGTGTAGTGATAATACTACGTTCTCCTAATACACCATTTGTTTTATGCCCATTACCATTGCCATTACCATTTTTATAGGATATACGTCCACGTCGAACTTCATGTTGTGCTGGTATACGCTTACAATACGTTGTATCGCCTTCATATTCTAGCATGGCTAATTTTACTACCAAATCTGGAACACTAGAACAATATGTTATATATTGATGATCTGTACGACCAGCTGGGCCACCTTCCTCATTTATAAAACTATCAGCAATTTCTGACAACGGCTGTCCATATTGAATAGCATTAGACATTGCTCTACTCATCCACCGCATTGCTAATGTGAAATCTGGATTACTCTTACCAACTTCTATCCATACTTCTGCCAAATTTCCATCCTCATATTCTCCAAACTTTATAATTACTTTATGAGAACCTTGAGGATTAAAAATAGTAATTTCATGAGCAACTAACTCACGTTTCCGAGGTGGTCTACGACGATCACCACGGAAATATATTTTATTATCATCAATTGATGACATCCACCAATTCATATCAGTTGGATTATTAAGAGGTTGAGATTGTTTAGATCCATCTCTATACACTGCCAAACCTTTAATCCCACCAGGACAATAATTAGTCGATCCACGACCATCAAATGACATTAAATAAACCTTCCCGATATCATCTTCTGTTGCATCATTAGGCATATTTATAGTTTTAGATATCGCTCCCGAAACAAATGTTGATGTAGCAGAACACATTCGAACATGAGCCTCCCATCCAATAAATCGTTTGCCATATCCACTCCGATTTGCGCAATCAAATATGTTGAGATGTTCGGGTTTAATATGGGGAGCACCTTCTAAGGTACCAAATCCACATATCCATTTATTAGCTTCAACATATTGTTCTTGAAGAAACCCCATTGCACTAAAAATATTAGCTGTAGTTTTATTACATCCGATAGCATATAATGATTCATCAGATAAATTATGTGGCATTATGGCATATCGTAATTGACACAATCCACTAAATCTAGCTTCTATATCATCTAAATCAGATTCAGTAATACCACGTTCAATCAGTGATTGTCTATTAATATATGGTGCACCATCCAGTGTATTATTTCCAAGAACATATACCATTATATCATCAATTTGTTGTTCAGTATAACCTAAATTACGCAATGCAATTTCAACTGATTCGTTGACAATTTTCATTGATCCGCCACCAGATAAACGTTTAAATTTAACTATGCCGAAATCTGGTTCAATGGCAGTAGTATCACAACCCAATATCAATCCAACAGTGCCACTTGGTTGAATAACCGTCGTAAACGCATTGCGATATCCATGTTTATTACCTAATGATATTGTATTGTTCCATGAAGCAGTAATAGCTTCACTTAAAGTATCAGATATTGCATTATGATCTATTATCCAAGGTTTTATTGTTAAATTATGAAGAGACCACGATTTTTCAGTCTTTTTAAGAGAGCTAACTGCATGATTGTGCAACACAGCATTCATACATTCTTTATTGGCAGCATATCTAGGAAATGTACCAAGATCATTTGCCATTTCAGCACTAATACTATAACTTTCAGCTAACATCAATGATGTGACAGCAGCTAATAAATGGCATGCCTTATCACTATCATAAGGTATACCAGCCCGCATAAGAACTGCTCCAATACCAGAATGACCTAAACCAGTAGTTCTATATTTCACTGTTCCTTCAGCCAATGCCTTAGTGGGCAACTGTGCCGCATTTATCGATATATCCAATACCATCATCCAATGTCTGCAAGCAACTTTAAAATCATCAATTTTCAATTCTCCATTGTCAGTAAATAAGCGCTGCAAATTCAAAGTTGCTAAATTACACGATGTATCATCTAAGAAAACATACTCATTACATGGATTACTAGTCCTAATACGACCATCATTTTTACAAGTATTCCAATCATTGATAATATCATCATACTGAATACCTGGATCACCAGATTCCCATGCAGCTTTCTTAATTGCTTGCCATAATTCGGATGCTTTAATTTGTCTAACAACTTTACCAGTGGTACGAGCAGTCATCTCCCATATTATATCATTTACAACCGAATCAATAAATTTTTTATTAATACGAATTGAATTATTAGAATTTTGTCCAGATACAGTTTGATAGGCTTCACCTTCCCAACCAGCATCAAATCCATTATGTGCTAATGCTTGAACTTTCTTCTCTTCAACACCTTTCCAATTTATAAATTCTAATACTTCAGGGTGGTCAGCATCCACAACTACCATTTTAGCAGCTCGTCTTTGTGTAGACCCAGATTTAACAACTCCAGCGGATTTATCAAATATTTTTAAGAAACTCATCAAACCAGTAGCCATATTACCACTACTAAGTTTCTCAAATCGCGAACGAATTGCCGAAAAATTACTACCAGTCCCACCACCAGACACAAATGCTCGAGCTTCACTAACTATTCTATTAAAGATACCATCACTCTCGAATAAATTATCACCCACTGATTGAAGATGGCATGCATGAACACCTGGATATTCATATGTATTTTCTGTTTCTGTAGCAACACAAGTTTGAGGATCGGCTTTCCAGAATCCTTTCTTTTTACCAGTATATCCATATGCCCAATATATGCCACTATTAAACCATTGAGGAGTATTTGGAGCAGCAATTTGATTTTCTAACATAAAAATTGACTCATCATAAAATGCTCGCGCATCTTCTTCAGAATCAAAATAATTATACCAGAATCCCCAATACGTCCAAAATCCTGCCATTCGATGAAACACTTGTTTAGTACTTATTTCATAACTAAATTGACATCCATCAACCGGGACAGATCGTTGAAGCCATTCTGGTATAAATTTACCACTTGGCGTCTTTTCTGAAATCTTTATAGTTTTAGTTGGTATATTAGTAAGTCTTAAATATTTTGATAAAATTATATCTTGAGATATTTGAGAAAAATGTGCTGGTACTTCAGCATTTTCAATTTTAAAAATCACTTCACCAGTTACTTCATTTTTAATAATTGTATTGGTCTCACGCCAATCAACATAACTAAATGGATCAATTCCAGCTTTAGTGAAGTGTCTTGAAATCTTCATTTCTACTCTCCATTAATCCAATATCTAATAAATCAGTACCCATGATATTATTTATTTTCTCACGCATATTACTATCATGTAATATTTTAATCTTATTTCTCAATAAAGCACAATCATCAGGAAATTCATAACGATCTTCAACACTCAACAAATTAAGAGCTTTTCTACATGAAGCAGATATGGAAATATAACTTAATGAAATATTGCCAGATCTAAACCATTTAGTAATATTAGCATAACCATTTTTATGTTGATTAGTTACAAAAATTTTAACTTTATTAACATTTGCATGTTTACAAACGAATTCATGAGATTTTTTAATTTCATTAATCAATAATTCAGATCTATCTGTTTGACCCTTTAATAAATTATAGCATATCTGCAAGATTGATTTCATATTCAACAATGCTGTACCTTTACTTAACAATCCATTGCGTTTACCATATTGGACTATTTCATTTATCAGCATGTCAATCATAGAATTATCAAGCTTCCATTGTTTGACTTGATCAATAAATTTATTAATTGCACGATATGCATATGTTTTAGAAGGATTAGTATTGGCAGGTAATTTAACTTTCCATCCAACATTTACCATCGCACGTCTATACGAAGCGTACATAGAAATGACTGTATTATAATCGGCCATTGTTTATAAAATACTGGAGTAATATGGAAGAACATAATGTTTCAGAAACATCTCAAGATTCTCTTGATAAAAAAATAAATGATATAATAGGCCCATTATTGGAACAACACAAAATTGAAAATGCCATTGTAATCGCTGCCAAACCTGAAAGTGATGAAATCGCATTGTTTTATCGTGGGCATTTTTATGATGTTACATGTTTATTAAATAGAGTACTAAAGAAGTTCATGAAGCAGATAGATTCTGAATTGTCCTAACGATCAGCTGCACCACGTTCAAAGAAGAATAGAACATTCTTCTCACCAAGCGTTATCAACTCATTCATGCCGACACCAATTGAATCTATTTCTGCAAGGCGTTTAGTAGGTAATATATCATCTGCGGGATCGAATATTGTCACAAATTTAACTCCAGGAACAGATTGAATTGCTTCATATAAATGACTTAAATACAATGCTTGACCCATATCAAAATTCTTAACATTAAAGAAGTCATCTATAACCGTATTCACAGCTTCTCTAACAGTACCAACATCTGCCGATCTACTTATAATAACATTAGCTCTAAAATTTATAGATTTTATAGCTCCGTCTAATACTCGTACTTCATCAGTAAGTACCGCCAATTCAGAGAAAAATTGAGTTAAACCCTTCTTCAATCCAGCACTCGGTAATACCGGGATATTATCAGGACCTTCTGCTAAGATGTACAATTCAACAATATTTCTATTAATAAAATTAGCATCTAGAATAACTACAGCTTCATCTATAGACGAAGCCGCACGCACCTTCGTTGCCAGATCTGATAAAACCGCTTCAACACCAGTTCGCAAAATTGCTATAGCACGAAGCACTGAACCAAATACAGGATGTGTAAATTCTTTGGCTAATTGTGCATAATCCTCACCAGATGTGGCTGATCCCAATGTCGCAGCCTCTTTGGGCGCTCTAGTTCTAGCGGCATCTAAACTTTCTTCATCAGTCCCACCTGAACTTGGAGAAATATTTCTGAAAAATACTTCTATTGGAGCATTTACTGGTGCATCTGGAACTATAGGTCTAGATTCATTGATAGCATTGGCTTGAATGCGTCCACGAATTCCACCACCTATTCTATAACGAACAGTTATTGTTTGACCAGACAATGGTGATTTACCTGCAACATCATCTCCAAACACTATTCTAGCTCTATCAGACAAAAATTTCACTTCAAATACTTCATCATTAGAGTCAAATCTCTCAATGTTCGCAACGCGCTTCCATTCTGTAGTAAAATTACCAGTAGTCACTTCCACAACGATAGGTTCATTCAAAACATTTACATTTTGTATATCAATTATCTGATCTGATCCACCAGCTGATTCAACAACAATTGGATCAGCAAATCTACCTTCAATCCCAAACGCTACAATTCCACGTTTACCAACTGGTATTACGATTTTACTATTAAAATCGCCAGGTGATCTATATAATTCATAAGTTAATGGATTGCCATCGGCACCTGTTAAATTAAATCTAATTCCAGGCGTTATACTAACATTGGCTAATGTAGGGGTGCCTACACTAACCTCAACATCCACAATTGCTGGAGTGGCTCTTTTAATATCTTGATTAATTAATCTTAAATGATTAATGACTGCTTCTTTAGTTTGAGCTGTTGGTAAAAACGATTCATCAGTCAAAATATCACCACGTTGAGATAATATATTACCAACTGCTGCTACCAACTCAGTAAACATTACTACGCCATTACTGGCAACGAAATCATTAAAATCATCCGCAAAATAGGTTTTAATATACTCAATCAACATCCTGCGCATCGTTTGAAAATCTAAAGCACTAAAATTTATACGACGTAACTCCGCAGGAGTCAATACAACTCCAAATTCCTGTGGATCAGTAGGCAAACTAAAAACAGTTTCATCAACCATATTAAATCAATTGCTCCTGTGGAATAGTATTATTTAGAGGAAGAGATAAATCAATTTCTAACGTTTTATTTGGTGTATTTATTAATGATCCAAATAATTTTATAGATAATTGATTTTTATTTTCTTCAGGTTGTATTAATAATTCTGAAACTTTCACTCTAGGTTCAAAAGTGTCTATGGCTTCAAGTATCGATGATCTCAATGAATCTATTGATATATCATCGATCTGTTCAAATAACGTACTACGTACAGCAGTACCAAAATTTCCTCGAAATACACGTTCACCTGGCGATGTTAATAATAATTGTAACAAATCATTCTTAATTAATCTCTCATCAGCCTGCACAGGCATTACAGCAATATCCGATAAGAATGGTGGATTGAATCCAAAAAATAATGATTTCATTTATTTCACCAAAGTTGAAACTTTAATTAATTCATCAAATGCTTTGGAAGCCTCATCATTTAAACTGTTAACAGTAGCTATCAATGTATCTCTTTCATTAGAAAGTTCTTCAACATGTGCCAATAACTTTAACACTATTGGATTAGATGCATCGTTAAAAGCAATTTTAACGGCATTCATAGCTTTATGGGTCTCATTTAATTTCTTTTGATTCTCTTGTATAAGAGTTTGATTATTAGAAATTAATGATTGAAATTCTGCAACTTTATTTTCAAGTTCTTTCTTACGATTTTCAACTTGAGTAATTACACTGTTTATTTCATCAACAGATAAACCAATATCTTCTAGATCCAATAAATTAGTATTATGTTGAATATCAACCTGTTTTGGAATTTTCATTTGATCAGGAATTACGATATCATCATCATCAAATTCTAATATTTCTCCCACATCAAATAATTTCCTATTTGTTCCTGTTTCTGTTCTATTAGCTTCAATCAATGTATATATTAATTCGCCAAATGCCACCCGACGATCCTTATCATTATACACTATACCAGGACGTTTCCTTATTTCTTCTGCTACTGGTAATTGTACGACTAATGCATTTGATCTCTTAGGGTCTTCATTTGATATAGTATATATCACATTTCCAACGTCACTCGGTGATTGAGGCAGTTGGCCAGCATCTTGATACAATCCAGTTGGAAATTTAATAATAATAGTAATGATCCTTTAAATTATATTTGAAAAATTGGCGTAATAGAAGCATCAGGGCCAATTTCAAAAATTTCAAATGATTCTGCAGGTATATCTCCAGCATATGTCGCAATTTCCTCTGATAAATTATAAACTAATTTAGTTGGATCTGAAACGCTCAAAACACGATATATTATAGATTGTCCACCATATCTTAATTGGGCTTCAGTAGCCACTTCAGCAGCTTGTATAGAATTAAAGAATAATGTTATAAATTTAGCATTTGTATTTGGTGGTATATTATTATTATTCGCAAATGAATCCAATTTTAATCCAATCGATTTAATTTCACTTTCAAATTTTGTACTAGTACCATAGAACAATACACCACCACTAGGATCCAATGGATCAGATGGTTGAGGTGTCGGTTTTACAACGACATCAGGTTCTGATGGTGGTGCGAAAGGGCTAGAATCTGGAGGTGGTTCAATTGATGGAGGTGGCATATCAAATCCTCCTCCTCCACCAGGGAATGTTGAAGAAGGAAGTGGACGTGCTTGTAATTTATTAGTTGTACAATTTCGTTCCATATTAAATGGTCGTGGCTTACGTGGTGTAATATCAGTTGATTGTATATTATCAATCGTACAATCAGTTGCAACGCCAGATGGCGCAGATGCACATCTAGGGTCTGGACATGATTCATGAGTGCCAAACATAGTTCTAACATTCAACCTATTCCCACGAATTTCATTATTAGTACCAACATGTCCAGATTGAACCGTCCATTTAGTACCAGCTGCTTCCATACAAATGTCATTACCGGCCTTTATATTAATACTACGACCAGCTTGCAAATTAATATTATTCTGAGCTATAACTTCAACATCAGTTTGAGCTACTATTTGAATCTTCTTATCATTATTACGAATCATTATTAGTTGTTGTCCATCATCAAGTGCAATATACATATTATTATTCTTGCTACGCCACACTGCTCTATTATGGTCACGAGACATCCAAATTCCTCTGTCTTCAGGTCCAGTAGTTTCATGAAATGAAGCACATGGAGCATTTCCATCTCTCATTTCAATACCTTGCCCCTCTGGTGTTTTTAAACTTATATATTTATTCTTACGATCCAATTTCAAACAATAACTGGTTCGTTCTGGATCGTGAGTTAATGCAACCGTTGTTGCAAATTCATTTCCTTTGACACCTTTATATTTCTCAGATATTTTGCCTGCTGTATCTGTAGAAACTATTACATATCCATGACGATCATTTAAATCAATAATTTTAGACTGTGGAGTATAAATCATTAATCTATTAGCTGGGTCTTTATCATTTATATCAATAGCAAATCCTCTGCGACTCTTCATTAAAAATCCATTACCACGAGGATCTTCTTTAGAAGATGCATCAACTTTATCAGAACCACGGTCATCTATTACAAGCTTGTTGCCATGCCTAGAAACAAATCGAATTTGCCGAGCGTCTTTTTTAAATTCTTCTTCATTCTCACCATCTAAATCAGATCCTTTATCAGTTTTTAATAATTGTTTAACATATACATCTTGTTTTGGATCATTACCCTTGTCAATCGATTGAATCAAATGCCCACCCTTAGTACGTAATTTAATCCAACGTTCATCAGATTCTTGATCTTTAGAAATATCAACTTGTTTATCATATTCACCAGGACGATTCTTAATCCAACCAACATCACGCATTTCTAATTTATGACCATATCTCGTGCGCATTTCGATACGCCGTTGATCACGATCCTTAGGTTTATCCTCATTAAATAATTTTATCAAATATTTATGTCTAGCAATTTCAAATTTTTCATCCTTAGTATGATCACCATCAAATTCTTTCTTCCAATCATATCCAACATCATTTAATAATATAGTATGACCATACTTAGTATGCAAAACAGCATATTTCACATCAGGATCATTTTCTTTAGGTTCATTTCTAGAAGATTTAAAATCTGATCTACTAATAGCATCAGTACCAGCAGGAGCTGGAGATTCAGCATGTTCAATTGGGAAAAATCCAACAGAATTCATCATAAGAAACGTACCATACCTATCACGAATACCTATACTCATAGGACGTTCATCTTTAGGTAAATAATCTTTTTCAAAATCATTCGGAGAATCAGCCGGTGATCCATCAACACTTACTGCCAGAGGGGTAATGCCATGAACTGATTCTAATGGATAAAACTTCCTACGAGTAGGATCGGCTGCACCCACCCAAACCGGAGCATATGGATGGTTCTTCTCAAATTGTATAAAAACAACATCGCCAATTGAAGGATTACCCCACCATCCAGATCCTTTACCACCTATAGGGAATGCTGGTGCGGCCCACGGCAATTCATCACGTTTAACATCATTGTTATGTAATTCAGGAATACGCACTCTAACACGTCCAATACGCAATGGATCATTAGTTTCAACAATTACAGCTCGAAATAAACCATCAAATCGACTAAATAAATGTTTAGTACGTTCTTCGAAAAATTTTTGGAAAACACGATCGATATTATCTTTAGACATTTGGTAGTACTATATTTATCGATGGAGCTTTAATCACCGTGCCCATATGAGGCCAATTTACTGGATTTAATGGCTTATTAAATAAAACAATCACCCAATCTAACATTGGTGATCCATATAATTTTTCAGCTACTGCCCATGGCTTGCCAACAAATTCATGAGTAATATTGACTGAAACAATATCATCTTCAGTAAGATTTTTAGGATCTAAAAAGTTATGTTTCATCATCAATCCAAATGTCTCAATATTATCACGAACAATTGGAGTTGAAAATCTAAACCTAGATTGTGATTCACGAGATAATGACATAATTAATACCAATCCTGAATTGGTGCACTAGGAAGTTTAGGAATATCCCACACATCTCCAGCATTTGTTGTTAAAACTGCTCCAATGCGAATTTTAGTTAACAATGGAAATTGTCCTTCGTCATCTGAAATTATTGTATCACCATGTGTTATATTAATATCAGTAAGTCTAAACGTGGCATTCCTACCACCTTTAACATGATCATAAAATTTAATTTTAACAATTGGGATATCTACAGAACCTTTTGCTACTGACCTATAAAAATAAGCTTTAAGTTGTTTCGTTGTGCGTGCAATTTTTGCTGTGGTAAATTCACGACCAGTAACAATATACATTAATTCTATCGTAATTTTCCTAGGTGTTGATCCCATCCATACTGGATATGGTTCAAATGTAAATTTATCTTTTTCCTCCCAATTAGCTGATTTAGTATCATCAGTAATTCTTGGAGGAAATTGAAATTTTACATCTTCGCCATTTGGTAAACCACTAACCGGTTCTGGATCAGAGATAATTTTAATAGATACTTTCTTAATTAATTCGTTATCTACAGATTGAAGTATAAAAGGCATGATTATATCCATTGATTGGCAGCACTTGCCAATCCACCATTATCTTCGCCTTTAGCAATTTTTGGCAACCATGTTTGCAATAATTTAATTAAATCACTCAAACCCATGTTATCGCTTATCTTATCACTAATCTTATCAAGTGAACCTTTAACATCTTTCGTACCACTTACTAATAATTGTTGATTACGCTCTTCACGAAGTTTACGCGCAGTATCTTCAGTAATAAGCGGCTTCCTAACTGGGTCCGCTCTTAAAGTAAATGTTCCAGTAGGAATACCAGCAAATATATTCTCTTCACCAATTGATTTCTGTATAGCTTGTATTCTAGCAGCCATGTTTTCTAGAATCACAACAGATTGCATTAATTCATCTTTATGACCAAGAATACTACTTATAAATGGTCCAAAAACGTCAGTAATTTTTCCTAACTTATCTAACGCACCAGCCAAAATATTGGCTGGATTAGCAATAGCAATAATTGCATCTGCAATACTGCGTGCTTGTGATAATGGATCTTTAACTCCAAATATTGATGCTATACCCCCAGCCGCACCAAGCGCAGCAGTTCCAAATAATGCCATCATAAATGCTGTAATACCAGCTGCCAAATTAAATAAAGCTAATCCAGATGTTAATCCAACACCAGATAATGCAGTTGTAACTATAGTTAATGCAGTACCAAATCTTTCTAACACTGGATTTATAAACAATCCTAATGCTGCAGCTGCTGCCAATGCCACAAACCCTAATAATATCATTGGGGCCGCTATCGCAACAGCACCACCAAATAACATCATACCAATTGCTAATCCTGGAAATACTATAGCCATCACACCTAAAACTTTTATAAACATTGGGCCATTAGCTAATATTACCTTAAATAATTCAGTAAATCCTTTAGTAATCAACATAATGCCAACACCAGCTAAAGCTATAGCCACACCAAATGCTAAAAATAAAACAGCTAAAATTGCTAGAGGTTTAACTGCTATCATTCCAACTGTACCAAGTATTGCTATCGCTTTAGCCATTATAATAAATGCAACAGATGCAATTACCAATCCTGAAGCAGCTCCAATAATATCAGTAATGCTTAATCCTAATTTATTCATCGCATACGCAGTAAGTAACAATGATCCAACAACTATTACTGCAAGCAATCCCAACACTAACACTCCCTTAAATGCTGCTGGTGTTCCTAATGATTTCAATCCTTCTCCTAGACCAGTTAAAAATGATCGTATACCTACAGCCTTTCCTGGATCAACTGTTTTAGCTGCTTCATTAACCTTCATTATATGTTCAGATGTTTTACCAAGCGCACCCATCACACCGCTTGCTACGGTTTTAATACCACGTAATACACTCGTAAATATACTAAGAGCACCAGTAGCTTTTAATGCTGCAACCACTAAAACTCCAACAAACGTAGCATTAAATAAACTACCTAAAACTGGTATTTTTTGAATCCACGCAACAAATTCCGAAACCTTTCCAATTAAATATGCAAACCATTTAACTATTTCAGTTAATGCAGGAACCATTAATTTTAATGCTTCAGCAGCTTGAGTTAGTAATGGTAAGAACACACGCTTAAGTTGTTCTGTTAAAGTACTAATAGATTTCTCAAAATCTTCATTTAAGTTTGCAACTTCTTTTTGTTCCTTTAAAAATTCTGGCCATGATTTCCCAAGTCTTTCAGATTCTTTATACATAGCAGCAAGAGATGCTGCGAACTTAACATTATAACCCATTGCTTTTACCAATATTGGAGATATTCCTCCAGTTTTCTTCTGCATTTCCGCAAATTTAGGCCCTAAATTAATTATGGCTTTCTCTGTGGCTGAACCAACATCAGTTAAAGCTTCACCAATATTAACACCAGCATAAGCCCATGATACAGCATTATCTAGTACATCCTCAGACATCTTTGCAAATTGTGTACGCAAAACATCAGCATTAACACCAGCACGTTGAGCAGCACCACTCAAATGACTCATAGCTTCTACATATCGTTCAACTTGAGCAGCATCAAACATTAAACTCAAATCTAATACAGTTTCTGACAATTCCCTAAGCATAGATTCAGCTTGTTGAGCCGATAAACCACTATCACGAATAACTGCAGACATTTTAGCAAGAGCTAATGTAGCTTGCTTCTCATCACTAGTTAATTGTACTATTCTACGTTGGAATATTCCAGTTGTTGCTTGTGATACTCCAGTGGCTTTTGAAAATTTGTAATTAGCAGAAGCTAATTCATCCAAATTATGATGTAATTGGAAACCAGCATCTGCTAATGCATTTAAAGTCTTAGTACCTTCCTCATATGTTGCACCAAGTGAACGTCGTAAATCTAATGATACCGAAGTTAATCTTTCCACACCACCAATAGCTTGATAATTTACCCTAGAATATTCATTTTGCAAATTTATAATTAATTTAAATCCTTGGCCTAAATATGCTAACACTCCTGCTAGAATACCAAATTGACCAACTGCACTACGAATGATACCTATTACTGGTCCAAGCCCTTCTTTTTCAAGATTTTCTAAAGATGTGCCAATCTGAGATAAAGCCGTCCTCTGTATATCTAATACTTTCTTAGATTTTTGATATTCCCTTTGTAATTCTCTTACCGCATCTATATTTTTATCAAATTTTACTACTAAATCTCCTAATACTTCTCTATGTTTCTTATGATCTGCAAAAAATGCACTTGCTGCGCCTCTAGCATCATTATATCTCTCAACAGCAATTTCAATCATTCTATTATGTTCTTCCAACGCTCGTGCATTAGCAAAAGTTAAAAATTTCCCCTGATCATATGTTGCTTGTAATTCTCTATGTCTATCATTCATTAAATTCAACAATTTACTAACATTCCAACGTAGATCAACCTCCTGTTGTAAACCACTCACCAATTCATCATTATTAGCAGTTTCTGCTGTTTCTTTAAGCCCCTTATGAATATTACTAATAGCATCATTAATGTGAGATAATTCCTTAAGCACTGGGCCTAATTGTAGATCCAATTCTAATCCAAGAGCATATGTATTAATATCAGCCATTACACCTTCTTTGCACTAGCATCATGATCCAGACGACTTAAATATATGTCTGTTACCCATCCATCAACAGTCACAATATGATGAAAACCATACACCAACCATCTACCACCAAGAAAATATGGCTCATTATCTTTCCCAATCCACTTTACAGTTGCAGTTGCTACTCCTAATTTACTACTGTCATCAGCTTTAACTTCACCATATACTCTAAGTTTCATGCGCATCACCAAATTTAACATATTTAAAAACATGCCACGCGCACGTCCATCAATGTATTGACTGTATTGTAATCCTAAATCTCCAGCATTGTGTTCTGGAATAGCCATCACACTCGTAGCCCATTTTTTATCAGGCTTGCTAAATCCTTGAGATTGAGTTATATTAACATTGACCTTATTGGCAGTATTTTGATCTTTAATATGTACTTTATTCTCACCAATGTCAGTTATTTTATCTAAATATTCGCCTGAAATAGATGATATTCCAGAAGTTATAAGTTTAGTTTGTAACGGACTAACAAAATTATTAGCTAACATTTCAAATGACAATATATCAGTGCCACCAGAATTGGTCTTTTGATTGACATGATATATTCCAAAGTCAAACGGTTGCAATTCAGCTTGTTCTTTTATAATTAACTTATTATCAACACTAGCGACTATCCAATGTGTTTTATTTGGTGTTACACTAGAAGACCAATCTAATAATGATCTGATAAACGTTTTAGGATCTTGCCTCATCATCCACCAAATATTTTCTGAATTGTCATTAGTTTCAGTAATTTCAACATTAGTAACCGCTGGTGCAAAATCATTTATAACTTGACGAATAACTGTACTAACCTTACCCTTATATGCTCGACCATCAGCTGTACCTTCATTTAAATAAAAGCTAGGTGGATCTATTGCTATAAATTCCAATTCTCCATCTGTAAAACTTCCACGACTATCTAAAGTAGTTATAAATGCCGTCCGCTCACTTGTTGATTCACCAGCAGCCCATTTAGCTTTAAATTTTACTGGAGTTTCTTTTTTACGCCCATCTTTTAAATATTGTTTAGTTGCCAAGTCAGTTAAAATATTAAAATGATAATCAGTAATCTTAGCGCGTATAATATACCCACCATTTATAAAACTAGCCCATTCAAATTTAGTGAATTTATCACCTATATCAGGTCCACCATCTACAGATATTTCCACTAGTGGTCGATGTGTTATTTTGGGTTCGCCCATATTATTTCTTACTTAATGCAAATGTTTTATCTATATGTGTACGACTTTTTAAGAATTCTTTAAATGCAGTATTATAACTAACATTAGTTTTAAACCAATTCAATTTCTCTCCAATATTCATACCAATTAATTCATCTAATGCTTTTCTAATACGATCAATTTGGTCATCTGGAATACGATCGCATTCTAAACCAAGGTATCTATCATCCAATTCAGCCAATAATAAAATCAAATGATAATCAACCTTGGAGCCTTTCTGATATTGTATCCACGCTAAATGCATATGATACAATATATTTGGCTATTGAATTGACATGACAGCCTTATTAATATTTACAGCATTGGCAGGTTTAGCATTTTGATCAACATATAACCGTGGATTTCCCTGCCACATATCATTCCAATCTTTAACTTTTGGAGGTATTACAAATTGTATATCTGCATTCACAATTGATCGCAAAGTTGAAGCGTTCTTAGAAACAGACATTATACCAGTATTATCTCGATCAGGCGCTAATATAATTATAGATGGATTTAATGCTCTAATCTTCCTAGCTTGTGCCATACTCATATCAGCCCCACCAGTAGCTACAGCACCATCGCCCAGAGTTATAGCATTGAATATCGATTCAACTACGATTAAAATTGATAATGGTTCAACATTATCAAATCCATACAGAAATTTTTCTTTACCAATTCCAGCACCACCTAACTCAGGGAATTCAAAAATCTTATCATGTATAGCTCGCGCTTGCCAATATACTTGTGCACCATATTCATAATATGGGAAATATATCTTACCACCACCATGATGAATATCAAATTTATAAGCCAATTCAAGATTTACACCACGCGACATAAGATAAGCAACAACCATCTTAGCCATTTTAGAAGTATCATCACGTAATGATTTAACACCATCTGGTAACGATACATCAATAATCTTTTCTTCTTCTGATTCTACATTTTGAGTTTTAGGTTTTAAAATATCCCTAAGATCAATATCATTGCCACATATATCTTTTAAAGCTTCTTGAAATGTTAAATTTTTATATTTCTGAACAAACCGTATAAATGATCCATCATATTGTTGATGTCCAGGTCTCCAATCGTGACATTTGGCTTTAATTGTATTAATATTAAAATGTAGACCATCATCGCCATCAAATGGATTATTAATCTTCAATTCCACTCCGCTCTTACGTGATTTAAATTGAAAATGTCTAATAACCCATGTTGTGATCTGCTCAGGAGTTGGTTGGAATAATTGCGCCATTGTATATTACATACTATGATGAACCTATGAGAACTACATATCAAACACAATCTGGTCAATTATTGACATTCATCGATACACAACAATGGCTTGGCCCATATCCAGAATGTTCATGGGATAAATTATATGATGTTGATATGGCCAAAATAAGACCCATTAATTCAATTTATTATAAAATACCACAAATTATAATAGGCCCACCACAACCATGGTGTAGAGCACTACTTGTGTATGATTCAGATCAATTCCATAAATTAATAAAATCTAAAAAATTTGACGAGGCAGATGATTTAATCGCCGCAGAAACTTGTTACGACATACAGGAAAACTACCAATATTGTTCTAAGCAATGTTGGTATATCGACACCGCTTCAGAATTAATACACAACATACGCATATCATCAAAAGTCAATTGCAACACCGCTAATAAATTTAAAATGATGTTATCAAATCTATATAAGCATTTTCATGATACCATTAATTGGAACTCATATGTCAAAGAATTATAAAAATCTTCTAAACGATCAAAATCACATCAAAGGAAGAGATAGAGATGGGCATCGCTGGCCAATAAAAGAAGGATGGCGTTGTATGTATTGTGGAATTATCGACCCACGCATTATGGCTGTTTTACGAAATGGGTATGAACCAGAAATTCTATTAGCAACAATAGATTCATGTATATCAACTGAAACTGACAAAATTGAAATTGACAAATTGTTTCCAATGCCTTAATATTGGTTAAACAACATGATTTCAATCATTGGTTACATCGCCGCTCTCCTTACTACCATATCATTCATCCCACAAATTATTAAAACAATCAAGACCAGAAATGCATCAGATTTATCTTTCGGAATGTTAATATTTTTATTTGTTGGATTAACATTATGGTTAATTTATGGCATATTACTAAAATCCATTCCAATTATTATAGCTAATGGTGTATCTATAATATTGGTAGTATGTATGATATTTCTAAAATGTCTTTTTGATTAAACTACCATCTCGAAGATCTTGGCCACCAACCCTTATTGCCTCGTATACGAAATTGAATTGCAATTTCATCAATCCATTCATCAACATCATGAATACCATCGATATTTGATGTAAATAATTTTGGATCTGGATTTACACGAAATTCAATATCAGGAAATTCAATTTCAAATTGTTCAATATTTGGGAAAGAAGTAAACCCTGCTACATATCCACATCCATCATAACGAGTAGATCCATATAGATTATTAAACTCATCAGAATACCTATTCTTAATTTTATCATAGACATCTGACACGTTTGATTTCCCCTCAAAGAGTGTCTTCAACTTCATTCCTTATCTTTGATACTACTCAATTTCTACTTAGAACTAATATATCGTAAATCTTAAGTCGTCTGATAATCTAGTAGTTCCATCAGGTAATTGTACCTTTATTCTATATAAATATGTTCCAACTAGAAATTGAGTAGTATCAAGTCTATATTGAATTGAAAATGGATTAGAACGATAAGATCCTTGTCTAATCCCAATCCTGCATGGGTCCTCACTAACTAATAATTCACAATTTTCAGTAGATATACTAATAAAAGCTTTTAATTGTGGAATTATAGGAGTTATTCTATTAAAATCATAGTCATAGAGAGGCAACGGCATTATACCAACTTCTAAATCCCTAATTTCAGGTTTGCGAAATACTTTATCTAAAGGTTCAAAAGCCAGCCGTGGCACTACTAATCCATCATCCAAATAAAAATTATCTGCGAAAACGAAAAATCTATTACATTGTGAATGCCATAAAGTTTCATCATCAAAATCCACGTCGGTACCACCTGGATCTGTTCCAATAAATCTCCATACATCAACATAAGCTGATGGTGCTATAAAATCAGCTGGTACATCAAAAAACAATGTAAACATTCCTGGTCTAGGATTGCCACTTTCATCAACATCCTGGATTACTGGCGATGGATAAAAATCATCATCTGAATTTACTACTGGCACTTGTGCTACTAAGTTTTCTGGTTTTTCTGACCCTTGATATATATCAATACGCCTAATAGCAAATGGATTCTCAGGAACTCCATTGTGTAAAAACGTCACATTTAATGCAACTGTACCACCAGTATGAGTAGAAATCCTTGAATCTGCCATATACTATATTTGCTATGTTGGTGGTTTACCTGGAGAATTGGGCAACCTATTAGCATCTGGCATATTAGATTTCTTAGCGCTATTTTCTTTATCTAGTCGTTCTAACCACCAAATTCTATCTTCCGCAGTCATCAAATTCTGTTCATTAAGATCAATATTACCATAATATTTCAACAGGAATGATTGTTCCATTAAATGGAAATACTCATTCTCGAAGACTTCTGGAGGTTTTAGGACGAAAAAAGCTTTCTGTAATCGGTAGCTCCATCCGCATCTCATTGTTACATGTAGAACATGTAACATTTAAAGTTGTATCAACACCTGGAGAATTTTCACGTAAAAATTCTCTAATAGTAGCAGTATCTAAAGCATGCATACGGCTAACCAAATTACTTATCTTAGTCCTATCAGTTGAACCCATTGCTTCAACAATTAACATATTGAGATTTTCTTCTAAAGTCTCATCAATAGTCTCATTTGATTGTATTCTAGTTCCCATTATTTTACGCGTAGCACGACGTCCATTTAAAATTGATTGCATATCATAACCACGCATGAAACGAACTTTAACCCAAAATTCCGAATTTGAAACTTTTGATAGATTTGGTAATACAACTTTAAATGGTTCTGTGCCAAGCTCTGGCTTGGGTTTAGTTATTGTAGTTGATAATTCATTTAAATCATATTCGTGAGTACTGGATTGTTTACAATCTTCATTAGTGCATTTAACTATAAATTCATACATATTACCATGTGTAATACCACGCAAATAATATAACAGAAAAACACGATCACCAGCAAGCAGTGATAATGGATCAAACTTTCCATCAGGAAATTCCACACACTTCTTAAATAACCAATCTAACGATTTACCAGATTGAGCCAATCTCTGCGTAGCTAAAATTTTCTCAGCTGCCAACCCCATAGGACGAACTTTAACACGTCCATCTGGAATAGCTCCATCATAATATAATCCTTGGCTAGGAAGAACTACTTCCTCCCATGGCATGACTGCATCTTCTGGCATTTGCAGTACGCGATCAAGAACATCTTGTGGCTTTTGTGATTGAGATTCATTAATATTATCAGGCATATATTACCTCTATTACAAATTATTTATTAGTGAAGACTATTGAGATCTGGTTGAAAAGAATATTTCTGCCCAATCATATGACAATGTCAAATTCAACAATTTTATTTCACTATTATCATATGACAGAGCACTATGTGAAACACTTTTAGGCCAACTATTTTTAAGAACGAATTGATGACTTTCAGCACCACTACCATCAGTCAATGCAAATGATGATTGCCTTTTATATGAATCAGCTGGTTTAATACCAGCTGATGGAGTATAAACATCATTTTGCCAATTAATTAAATTATCATAAACTCCAACGGTATCATAAAACGTTACTACAACATCTTCCCAATTGACAGTTTTAGCAAATTTGTATTTAATAGCTCCACCTATTACAGTTTCTTCTTCAAAAGTAAAAGATGGTAATTGTAAACTCTTAACATATATTAATTTATCAGCTAAACCAGCTCCTCCAGATTCTCCACCAAGAGCTATTATCCGCCATCTATGGGAGCGAAATATTTCCGTATTGTTAGAAGGTTCAATACGATTTCCAGCACTATTGATTGAAAAACCTGGCAAGAATACCTCAATATAAGTTACTACAATAAATTTGTAGTAACATTTGAATGATTGAATTGATTATGTATTTGTTCTAATTGCACGATCAAATCGCATTGTGACTTCAACTAATTGGATCTCTGTATTTGTATAATCAAGATCTTGCCAATTAGTCTGTTGTGGCCATACCCCCTTAAGAGTCCATCTTTCAGAAACACTACCATCACCCTTAGTCATTGTGAGTGAAGCTTCTTTCTTATAAGCACTTGGAACTGCAACAGTTACTGGACCAGAACCACCTAAACCACTAGTCGTAACTGTAGTAATCCACTTATGCATTTGTTCAGAAACGTTAGGATCTTGCTCAGCATCATAAAAAGTTAGTGTAATTGGTTCCCACGATTGTTTACCAGCAAAATATGCTTGTTCTTGATCATGGTGCATTACAGCTTCCTCATATTTAAATTGGGGCCGTGATGCCTTTTGTAAAAATAAGAGGGCTTCGTGCTGAAGTGGCTGTAATACAGCAAATACCCATCTGTGCTTTCTACGTGTTTCAGTGAGGTTTGATGGCTCATTACCACCACCGCCACCACCAATATTAAATCCAGGCATTTTAACTCCTCATTGTATCTGCATTATTTTTGATGACAAAATTTTAACAACAAATTCATCTTTTGAAATAAATCTCAATTCTTTATCACCAAATATCTTATTATAACCATTAATTATTTATCCGATCCCCATAATTTCAAATCCTCTCGGATAAAACAACACTGAATAAACTATTACCAATCCCATCTATTGCCCAATCTGCACTATCAATATATCATAAAATTTCTCAAAGAACTCAGGATCTGAAGCATCGAGACGTACTACTTTATTCATATGATAATATTGAATATAATTTTTATAAATGTGAATTACTTCAGTAAAACTTATGGCGTTGAACGGCGGCGGCAACAATTTAGAATAAATATATAATGTCCCTATCTGATCATCAAATGATTTATCCATCAATGTGGATCGCGCCATAGATAAATTAGTATCATTAAAAATATTAATCCATTCTGTTAAAATATCAAACAAATCAACGTCATGACTCGCTACTGAATCAAGACCTAATTGTTCTTTCCAAGTCAATTCAAAGGGCGAGCTTTCTCCAATTTTTGGCATAATTATAAACTATTTCTCCATTTTACTGCTTCTTCTAATTTTTCAAAAAAATTTGGATCAATCGGGTTTAAACAAACTGATAATCTATTATCACCAGGCATGTAAGGAAAAAACCCAATTTTAACTTCATCATCCCAAATACATCCAATCCAAATATTATCACTATTAAAAATAAAAGAAATCAGATCTGGCAATATCCAGAATCCAGTGCTGATTTCAACTGGTATCGGATGAAGCACCTTAATTTTTAATTCTTGATGCTCTTTAATCCATTCTATTATAAAATCGTCAAGATATTCTAAACTCATTCTTTACCATTATTCAGCACACTTAACACGTCTGGGACACCCATATTGTTCTAACGCACGAATAGCGATTGCTGCCACTTTACGCAAATTATCAAGAGCTGCATTATCACCAGCATTCATAACCCAAGCTTCCATAGCTTTCTGCGTATAAACTTGTAATGTTACAAGCTGACCTTCCACTCCATGTTCTAGTGTATCAGCACGACCAGATCTAGATAGTGTGCTCTGATAAGTCAATTCTTCATTGATAGCAGAAATTACCGCTTCACTCATTTTAATATCCGCCAATTTTTGCGTATTACTCATAAATTCTCCTTTATTAATTATCTATTATCAAGAATTTCTTCCAATTTTTCCATACTTCTAAAATACAAAGTTACAATATGAAATTAATAGCCCTAACAGAGAGTCATCGACATATTATACAAACATTCGGAACAACAATCGACCCATTAACTTATAACAAACAAATTGAAATGCATGATGAAGATATATGGGAGAATGAAACAGAACCTATTGCTTACATTATAAGACTCAGTGATGGTTCAAATGCATATCTCCGATATACATACACTAGTCCAATAACATTAGAATTACTTGATACAATTTGGATCGATACCAATGGTGAGAAATTTAAATTCAAGAATGGCATTCACTTAGGAATTGCCCTATTTGGCATAGATAGAGGAACTAATTGGGGAGTAGTACCAAGCCACAAGAAACTCCAACCATTTACCGATGCAAATTTTGATGAATTTAACAAAGCACTTTTAAAACCAACAGATCACTTAATAACACAGTCCCCATTTCCCAAGACCCCCACAAAATAAGAACGAGCACCCAAGCAAATAGCGACCAGATGATTTTGAGGAATATTAAATACAAAGTCGAAGCGATAGTGCCAATCTAATTATAGAATGCCTCATATCTAGCCATCCTATCCAATAATTCACGTTCTAATTTATTAAAGAATTCTGGATCTGCAGCATGTAGTATAAATGTATATAACCCATGTCTACGTAAATCTCTTATTATATAATCTGTTTCTACGTGATAAGCAGTATGTGGTGAACACAATTCCTGACGATCATCATTAAACCACCATCGTTTATATAATTGAGGATGGTTTGCTATCCAATCTTTAATTATATCAAAAAGAGAAGGTAGCATCACATTTAAATACGCTTAAAAACAAATTTCAATTTCTTGTTACCATGTATTTTCTTATAGCCATTCTTCTCAGCAAAATCTTTTTCTATCATATTCATTTTCCTAGCATGATCATATAACGACTTTTTATGCATCACCCATCCATCTTTATCAACATACCAATAGTCTGGTTTTATTTCACTATCTAACTTAAAATTTAATGCTTTATAGACTGTTCCATTATGATTGAAAGTAGTATCTGTGTAAGAGATAATTGTTGTATATTGGTTTGGAAGTAATTTTATACATCTACTAACAAACCATGATGCAAAATTTCTCTTCT